TTCTTAACGGGTTCATTTTGGTTCCTCCAGTATTTGCCCCACGTTCCGACTCTGGTATCCGATGTGGAAGTCGTGAGAACTCCCAATCGGCTTGCCAGAATCCAATGCCTTGAAATAGATGTGCTGTCTGCGAATGTCTGTTACTACGCATAGCTGCGGCATGTGCTTGGTGTCGAACCAGTACTTATGCTCGAAGATGGTTCCGCGCTTCATCTGGTGACCTCCAGCGCCCTCTGGATGGCGTCTTCCACGTACCGGGCGGCTTGGTGCAGATCCGGGCGTGAAAACGGCCTGTAGAGCACCTCCGTGGCTTTACCGGTGCGCAGTAGCTCCAGCGCGTCCAGCCGGTTTATCGGAAAGTAGCGCATCTGGGTGATCGAGACGCGATACCAGCGCCCGTTGGCGGGTGACATGGCCAGTTGGAGGCGCTTCATTGGAGCACCTTCGCGGCTCGGCGTTTGGCGGCGAGCTTTGCTGCGCGGATGTCATCCGGGTGCATCATGCTGGCAAGTTCGTTCGCCAGATCAATTGCCATCTGGGTGCGTTCCTCAGTATCTGCTGTGATGGCGAGGAAGAGGGCGAGGGTGAGTGCCTCGCGAGGGGTCTGGGGCTGTCTCATGGTGCACCTCCGGTCGCTTTCGCGATGGCGGCTCTGGCGAGATCGCTCACGTTCATATACTCGTGCAGCCCGGTTTCCTGAAACAGTTCGTTTACACAGCGTTCGCACTCAATGAGTGCTTCTAACAGTTCTGGTGCTGCTGCGATAAGGCGGGCGTCGGCGTTGATGTGCTCGCGATCGCCATCAACATCGGGAATCATCGCGACCAGTTCGCGATGGCTCGTGACGCCATCGGTGGCGGACCAGATGTGGCGGGCGATACCTTGGTCGCCCAAGGCGTGGGTGGCTTTCCATGGGCCGGTGGTGTGCTTGTTCATGCTGCCTCCGAGAGGGTTAGCCCGTAAGTGGAGTTCGCGGTGCGAATCAGGCGCGTGTAGTAGGAATTGCGGCGCATCAGGACCGGCAGTTCATCCCAGAAGGCGATCAGCGGGAGTACGGCCTCGCAATCCTCTTCCCACCACATCGGCTTCGCGCAATAGCTGCGGCCCTCGACGGCGGTGATCGCCCACGGTGACTGCTCGGCAAGCTGAGCGCGGCGCTCAGGAGATAACCAGATTCCACCGTGGGTCTGGCTTGATACCAGAATGATGCCCTCGGCAAGGCGGTTCACGCTAATGAGTTGACCCCATGGCGAGTAGCCGTTCACTTTCGGAAAAAACTCGGTGTTCATCGTTTTAGCCTCGTTTGAGTTTGGGTTCAGACGGCCTGATATTAGCACAAGCGGGTTGGGTTGCAATAGGGGGTGCTCACTTACTGGGAGAGGGGAGGCGGGGTTGGAGGTCCCCCGCCGGTTGGTCAGGCTGCTTCGCTTTGCGACTCTGCAATGTCCGTCAGCGCCTGTTCGATGAACTTGACGCAGTCGGCGTGCTTCGTGATCGCCTTCGGGGTGACGGTGAACATTCCAATCGGGGTTGGGTTTGCACCCTCATCCCAGTAGAACCCACCGAAGCTACCGCATCGGAGCGAGTCGCTCTTGCCGTACATACACATCACGGTGACTTTGTTCGCTTCACCGTAGCCGTTCTCGTCGGCGGCGTTTCGGATCGCGGTCATAGGGTCGGTTGCCTTCGCCCATGACCCGTAATTACCCGCCGTCACAGCGAGGTAGGTGTAACCGTTCGACAAGACATGATCGTGCTTTGCCATGTGCATTCTCCTAGTAAGTTGTTATAGAGCGCGATGACCGCGTTGGATCACCGTATGATCATTATTGCACAAGCCGGTTGCGTAGTCAAGTCAAGTTTTGCAAAGTTTTGTTAAGATTTGTCAAGATTTGAATCATTAGTGAAACAGTAAATCGAGAGTAGAACTTTTGTGCAGATCGATTGACCGCATCGTGGCCGGAGGGGGTGTGCTGATCCAATTAATCCTATTTCTTCATAATTATTTCTAGGCCTTTTTTCGTCGAAAAAGCCTTATGGAACATGGACTTAGAATAATTTACTTTAATTACTTCATATCAAGGTAGGTTGTGGATAACTTGTGGACAGATCAGAGGGACGACTAGACAGAAAGAGATAGAGAAAGAAATATAATAATAAATAATAATATATATAATATCTCTACCCTTTATGGATCAACAACTTACGAGTGGGTGTTGTTCGTGCGCAACATAATTAGTTCTATTTGTTCTTTTTCATGCCTTTGCCCGCTTGGCGGCAGGGCAGTTTGGTTGTAGATTCCCAACATGCAACGGACCAATGAAGAGGGAGCCGTGTCGATCGAAACTGCTGTTGAAAAGCCGGTAAAGCGAAAGCCGGGTCGTCCTAAGAAGGACATTGAATCGCTGAAGAAACAAATTGCCGTATCGCCTGAAAAGCGCCTGCACAATCATCCAGATCCAGCTATTTCGCAGGCCATCACCACGATGGCCCTCGCTGGGTTCTCGCAGGCTGATATCTGCAAAGTCTGCAAAATCAGCGCGGAAACGATCGCGCAGTACTATCACGATGAGGCGACCCACGGTCGGCAGCGTGTGATGGCCGAGGTCGTGGGAAGTCTCGCCCAGCGTGCGATCGCGGGCAGCGACACGGCAGCGATCTGGCTCACGAAGACGCGCCTCGGCTGGTCGGACCGACAGCAGGTCGATGTGAATGCCAACATCGAAGTCGTGCACCATCGGGGCGAACTCATGTCCGAATTAACCGGGCTAATCCAAAAAGGGATCACGATAGACGCCGAGCCGATTCCGGAAAATCCGGGCAAAACGGATTCTGACCCCCAATCACGGGGATAGGCTCGGGCGCTTCTGGGCGCAAAACGGCACCGGCCCTCGAAAACGAGGGTTTTCAGGCTCGCCGGAAAATAGGCGAGCGCATCCGTGGCGAGCACGTGGCCCGCGCGAAAATCAGCCGGTCAAGCTCCGGGCGCGACTAGCTCAGAGCTTCGACGCGCACATAACGCGCCAGCGGGTAGTTTTTAAACGCGGCCCGCGTCATACGGTTAGCAGCAACTATCCGGTTACCGCGATAGGTCCGGATATAGTCGGCGAGAATTTCACCATTAGCGCGTTTGACTAGCACGCGGGCGCGATAGGGGAAAGCTTTCATGTGATCACCTTTTGCTGGCGCGAAATTGCACCCCATAAGGCGCCCCACGGGCGGGCGCCCTATAAGCTGCAAGCTCAGGCAGCGACTAGCACGCGGGCTGGAGAATAGTCCGCCGGTACCGCAAAGGCGCTTGCGCTTTTCCGGGCGCGGCCCTTTGCTTTCAGGCCCGCCACTTTTCCGGGCGCATCTAAAAAGCGCAAGTCTGATTCGTCGCCGTTGATCACATCGCGCCCGAGAAAATGCGCCGGGAGCTTGCCCTTAAATACAGCGGCGAATCCTACCGACTTGCCGTAGAAGCTCAGCGCCTTTGCGACAATTGGCGCGAATGCGGGCGCGTGCGAGTAGCTAAACGTCAAATGATAGTTTGCAATTCCGGACACTCGCCGGTTCGGCAATTTCGTGTAGTCATAGAATTGCAGCTCAGGAAAGGCGGCGAAAACGTGCGGGTACACTTTCCCGGCACGCTCCGCCGGGTAGTTTTCCCATCGAATATCACTAGTGCCATTCAGGCGAATGACTAGCACCTTGCCAGCCTTGTGCGCTTTTTTCTTTGCATTCTCAATTTCGCGAACCAGTTTCGTCATAAAGGTGTCGCGATCATTCAAAAATAAAAAGGTGCGCGCCAATCGCGCCCGTTGAATCGCGTTATCCGGCAAGCTCTCGCCGTTCGGCGCTGTGAATTGCACGCTACCGGGTGACATGCCACCCCGGCCCGCCGTGTTAAGACAATCGGCGACACAATCGGCGACTTTTGATAGTGCACAAAGCTCAGTGCCCGATGAGTCGGCAGGCGCAAGATATAAAACGCCCGTCATATATCCGTGCTCCTGCCCTTTAACGGTTTTCGCATTCGCATCGATGTTCAAGAGTTTAGTTTTCATCGTTTTGGTTCCGTAGTTTGTGCGCACTATTGCGCCCGGAAATTATCGGGCATTCCGCACCCATGCGCAAGCGGCTAGCGTCATATATATGCGCGGGCATTCCGCGCAATTGCTAGCACCATGCGCGACCCGGTCCGCCCGCATGTGGCGGGCACATGCCCGCACATAACCGGGCGCGACTATCGGCGGGCGGGCGCGATGCGCGGCCCGGAATGCGCCGCAGGCCTAGGGTCCCTTTCAGTCAATCGGAATGAGAATCAGTCGCACCCCGGCGGGCGGGCGGGCACGCGAAACGACCCGGTGGGTGGTGGGTCCCATCTGCGGTATTTCACTTCCTAATTACACTCCAACTTTTACTTGCCCTACCCCCTTGCGCACGTTTACTCTAGGGTCCCATGCTGTATACCGGAGCCGCCCCCCTACCCCGCCACACCTATTGCTACGTGCAGCCCAACACATTTGGCAACGAAGACTGGGTACGGGTAGCGTGGTTTGGGTTGGTATCGCATCCGGGCAGAACGTGGGGGTGTCATGTGATGTTGGAGTGTGGGGCGGTGTACCGAAACGTCCCGCTGCACAAGCTCGCGCACAAAATCACAGGGACCCCTTGGGACCCCGCCGACGCACAGACTTGGGATTGCTATGGCAACCAGTTCAGCGTGCTGGAGTATCCGTTTCTCGAAGGGACCCGAATGCGTACCCGGCTACGGTCCAAGCAAGAGCACACCGGTAACTACTTGTTTACCGCGATCCCGATGATGGATGGTTTCAGTCTGGAGCCGGAGCAGAGCAAGGAGTTCTACTTCATCAAACTGGACAACGGGCGCTATACAGCGCAACCTACGAACCACGTTTTGGTGCTGGATAAATCGTTCATCACCGAAGCCAACTGGCCGAAGTTGAAGCGTCAAACTGAGATTTGGAGTGTTGACAATGCCAACGAAGTCTAAAGTGAACGCAGCGGGTAACTACACGAAGCCCGAGATGCGCAAGAAGTTATTCAACGAGATCAAGGCATCCGCAACCCAAGGCACCGCAGCCGGTCAATGGAGTGCGCGCAAAGCCCAGCTCTTAGCCAAACGCTACAAAGAAAAGGGCGGCGGGTACAAGTCATGAAAGCCCCACAGAAGTCTCTCAAGGACTGGACCGCGCAAGAATGGCGCACCAAGTCAGGCAAGCCGTCATCAAAGACGGGCGAGCGGTATCTTCCTAAGGCAGCGATTGAGTCTCTGACCCCGCAAGAGTACGCAGCCACGACTCGTGCGAAGCGCGAGGGCAAAGCACAGGGTAAGCAGTTTGTAGCGCAGCCGAAGAAGATTGCGAAGAAGACCTCGCGCTATCGATGAACCAGCCCGCTCAAGGGTCCCCTGCTGGGACCCCGCCGGGTCCCCCTCCGGCAACGAAG